AATCTCGTGGCACTCGCTCGGCGGAGGTGCCCAGCACACGACGCACGGCAGAGACTTGACGCGCTCGATGTGCTCGCGCTCTGCCGCTGTCGGCGCTGGCTTGTTCTTCGACTGCACTACGCCGCCCCGATCCGCAGGCCCTTCTCAACCTTGAGGGCGGAGCGCGTCTTGCTGTCCAGCAGCGACCACAGCGCGACCATCTGCATGTTGTCGAGTTGTTCAATCTCGATACGGTCGAACGCTTCCGCCTGTCCACACGACTTCATGACCTCCACAACGTCAGCGGCCAGTTCGCGGATGTATTCCTGCTGGTCTTGAGGCAGGGATTCCATCGCGCCATCGGTGGGCTTGTGCGGGGCTGCGAACGCCTTCTTGGGCTCCGGCTTGTCCTTGCCCGTAGTGGCGTCCAGCGCGTCGTGCTCGACAATCTCCAGCGCGGCTACCCACAGGTAACGACGCTGGTACGTCTCCACCGCGCCGATGTTCTGCACCTCGTGGCACCCCTTCAGAGCCGCCGAGCCCATCGGGCTGTAGATGGACAGGAACTCTTCCGGCTTCTCGACGTTGCGGATGGTCATGCACGCATTGTCAGTGTTGAAACTGACCGTGGCGCACAAGCCAGCATCACGAAAAACCTTGAGTGCCGGGACAAGGAAGTCGCCAAGCTCAAAGTAGTAGTAGCCGGCGAACTTGTTGTGGCCGGTCTTCTCCAGCTTGAGCGAGTGGAACTTCTCGCGGGCTTGGTTCAGGCGTTGATAGACGTTCATGCGACCCTCATCAAAACGGTAGAGGCTTGAAAGCGATATCCCGAGCCATCCTGGCGGACAGAATCCGAGCGTTCCCGAACTTGCGGTACAGCGCGTACGTCTCCCGGAACTCCACGAGTCGCCGCCAGAACCCACCGATGGCCGAGTGCTTGAATCGCTTTGGCGCAGCGCTCGGCATTGCGGGCGCGTAGAGCTTCGATGTCTTCATCTGTTAAGACTCCGTGTAGGTTCATGCGTTCACCACGTTTGCAGTCAGCGCCCAATGGATCAGCGCAAGCGCTCCCATCAAGCCGAGGAAGGTTGCGAAGAGAGCGTCGCAGAAGGTTTGGGGCTTCATGCCACCTCCTTGTATCCATCCATCCCCGCCTGCTCATCGCGCCATTCCTCGCGGGTCAGCGGCTGCACAAGACTGTTGCTTTCCTCGTATGCCTCAAAAGCCGCGAAAGCTTCCGTCAGCAGATCAGACACAGCGCCAAGGTCTGCGTCATGGCTTGCTCGGTACAGGTCAGCGGCGTAGCAGTCCACAGCGATCAGCAGAGTCTTGAGGGTGTCTGCGTTGCGGGGGAGGGCGCGAATGGCGGATTGGATGTCGGTCATGCCAGCCTCCCATACACATGCTGGTGTGCTTCCATCGGCTGCGTGTCTTCCCACTCCTGCAACCGGCATTCAAGCTGGAACATGATCCAGCCTTCGCCAGCAGGAAGCTCGGTCACTTCGACACCAGGCATCTGGTCGCGGCTGTCCAGAAGCGTTTGGACCTGGCGTGCTGCTTGTGGGGTCATCTCTGTTCTCCCGCGCCCCGTACCGTGGAGCGCATGAGTGAATCATCGGCGCTGTGGTGAGGTTTGCCAATTAGGGTTTACCCTCTGCATCCTCTTTTATGCTGCGTCGGCGCAAACGCTGGTTGACGAAAAGCTGTTCGGCCAAGCGCATCAGCGGCGCAGCGAGGTCTAGGCACTCTTTCTGCACCGCGTCGAGGTCGTTTGCGTGGATCGCCGCGCGGAGTTCGTCCCATTTCTCAAGGCAGACTCCTAGCGCTTCCTGGGTGGAGGCGAATGGTCCGTAGCGTGCATCCTGCTCTTCCATGCGAGTCTTGAGTAGCACGTAGACACCCTGATTCATGCCTTGCCCCGCTTGAGTTCCATGTAGCGGCTGTACGCGGCGCTCTTCGGCTGCTGAAGCCCAAGGCCCTTGCACCACCAGTCGTTGCGCAGAAGAACTTTGCACATGCGCCGCCAGCTAGGAGCCCAATACTTCTTCTCAAGCTCGGGCGGCGCGTAGTCTGGAATGCCATTCCGATAGCCGCGTTTGTGCCACCCAAGCAGCCACTCGCGGAAGCGCTTGGTGTAGTGGTCTCGCGTTACCTTCGGCATGGTGGCAAGCATGAGATTGCAGAAGCTGCGCCACGTGTGACCAGGAGGTAGCGTGATCTTCGCGTAGCCGGTGACGTTTCCGCTTTCCTCAACGTACAAGGCGCCAGAGTTGGCCCCGTTGACGCGGGCAATCAGCTTGCCCCAAGTCTGCGGCTCAATCAGGTGATACAGCCACAGGCCGCGCCGCTGATCGTCTCCGTAGGGCTGGCAAAGGCGCATCTGGTGCAGGGAAACGCCCGCAAGGCGCATGCGGTCATATACCTCGTTGTGCGGCTTCTGTGGGAACATGGCGTGATAGCGCCAAATGTCGTTGACGTGCCAGTCATAGATTGGGTAGACGTTGTACGTCTTGTCGATGACCTTGGTTGTCCAGCGCTTGCCAAAGTGCATCTCCTTGTCCCAAACCGCGATGGTCCGGAAGCGGTTCAGGCTTTCGTCTGATCGGATGCCGATGAAGGCTGCGGTGTCGCGTCCTTTGGAGTACCAGACTGCAAACAGCTCGATGAACTCTTCGAACTCCATGCGAGGCTCGAAGAAATCAAAGAACGATGAATCGGAAATGACTCCCAGTCCTTCCGGCATGGGACGAACCCAGTCGGCTTTTCGGTCAGGGTCCCAAGCGCACCAGACTGGCTCATAGTTGCTCACCGCGTTGCGAAGCTTGATCGGAAGACACACCCAGTAAAGCTCGATGTTGTTCGCGTACATGGCGAACATTTCCTGAGCGTGCTTGATGGTCAGTGTGTACTGCGCTTCAAGGTCAATCAGCAGGACCCCAACCTTGCGATCTCGCTTGATCGCCTCGTCCATGACAAGGTGCATCATCACGCTGGAATCCTTGCCGGCGCTGAACGAAATGTAGATGGCCTCGAAGTGATCGAACGTGTACGCGATGCGCTCGCGCGCCGCCTGAAGCACGTTGATGCCGATGGGTTTCTTGACGATGGCCATCAGTACAACTCCGCTTCCGTTCGACCGCCAGCCTGCTCAAAGTCCACGGCCTCTCGCCCATGCGCAACAAGCCACTTGTTCAGGTAGGCCAGAGCCATTTCATCGGCAGCTTTCTTATGTTCTTCGGTGAGGCGGTTATAGCCTCCGCGACAGCATGACGGGATTCCTAACGCATAGGCCACCGAAGCCTGGCCGAGCCACGCAATGCGGTTCATGCGGTCGTTTGTGAGGTAGTGCTCGCAGGAAAAAGGCCACTCTGTGATGACCGCCTGCAATGACGCCTCAAAGCGAGAAATGTCCGCGAGAAATGTCCGATACATTTCCTCGCCTTCATCCTGCGTCATGCCGTCCGGGCGCTCTTTGTAGAACCCGGCCCGGTAGCACTCCCACTTGTCCCATGTGTGATAGATGCGCACCTTGTCGTCCGCCTCAAAGTCGGCGATCACGTCGGAGAGAATCTCTCCTTCGCCCTCTTTGCCGACCTCCCACGCCATCGAGAATTCTTGATCCTTGAAGACCTCGGCGATTCCACTGATCTGGCTAAGGCGCAGCACTTCGTCTGCGTCCATGCCGAGATTCTTGGCGATCTTCTCGTCGGTCCAGTTGCGGCGCTTCAGTTCCACAACAATGTCAGTCATCGCCTCGACCTTGTGCTTTCCTCGCGCACGGTTGTGGCGGATGGTCGAAGCCATGCGGTCGCCGCGATCCTCCTGCTCGGTTCGGATGCGAACCACGGGCAGGTAACCCTTAACGCGCTCGCGCACGTCATTGCATTCCTTGCCGACGCGGTTGCGGTGGAACCCGTCGATCACGGTGCGCTTGCCGTCCTCAGGCATGGTCACGATGGGCTGCGTGTAGCCATCGGCCATGATCGAGACGCGCAGAAGCTCCATCTCAGGAGGGGCGACGGTATTCGGGTTGTAGTCGTTGGCCTGCACCTCTTCGGCCTTGACCCATTCCACGAAGTCGACGGGCTCGGTAGAGAACGGGCTCACCTCGTGTAGCATGCGCCGCAGCTTGTTGATCGTCTCGACGCGCTCGTCCAGCGGCAGGTGAGGAATGCGAAGGATTGCCCATTCGCACTGTTCGATGATGCTGCCTGGTTGCGCAGGCGTTTCCAGCAAGTCAAGTTGCATGTGTCCTCCTATGCCATCAATCATCGTTCGCCGTTGATGCGCTGGCTATAGGTGGAAACCCTATGTGCTTGTGCTCTAGGCATAGCTTCCCCAAGGGTGACAGCCCATGACTGGCTTCTGTCTTCCCTCGCCCAGAGGATGCTGTTAGGTTGCTGCATGTCTTTCATGCCTGCCCGGACTCTATTGAGCTTCACCGAGTGTGAAGAGCCTATAAGCCAACCGGAAGCAACCTAAAAACACCCTCCCAGCGCACCAATAGGCAGCGATTCCATCCGCACAGCCGTTTGTCTTCACCACTTGCCGGCTGGCATCTGCGGTCCCTCGCTGACAGGCCGCACGGCTCGCCTCGGGGTGTACGAGGGCCGGTGTTTCTGACAGGCAGCCCATGCAGGCCCGCTCCTAACGAGTGTCGTCCGATCTGCAAAGAGAAAGGGCCTTGAGTCTCGACCGATGCTCCTGTGCCAGCAGGAAGCCCCCGAAGGTTTCGGCCGAAGCTCAAGGCCCCGGAACACACTACCGCGCTGGCACGCAGACGGAATCATCATAGGCCAAGTGTCGGCCATATGCAATAGGTAAGGGTTTGCCCTAGTGGACAAAGAGCGCGACGCGCCTACCATCGTCGCATGAGTTACACCGATTGGGAGTCCATGCGCGAGAAGTGCCAGGCATGCAAACACCGCCTAGTCCAAAACGACGCAAGGCAGGACAAACCTGGCACGATCTGGCGCTGCGCCGCTTCTCCTGTGCGTGGACGAGGACGATTCGCGTACTGCATCGAGGCCAGAGACGGCGGCAAGTGTGGCGAGGACGCAACTATGTACGAGGCTGCTGATGTTCTGCGGTAAGTGCCTGAAGCATTACCAGACTGGCGGTGTAGGAATTGGCCGCCAGTATCGATGCGCCAAGTGCCACGCCGAACGACTGGCCGCGATGTTGACTGGTCAAGCAAAGGTAAAGCCGAAGCATGAAGCTAACGCTCGATAACCTGCACCACTACGCCACAGAGGAGGGCGACTGCCTGCTGTGGAACCTCGGCTGCAACGGCGACGGCAACCCGATTGCTCGTGTTGACTGCAAGTGCGTCAAGGTGCGGCGCTACGTCTTCGAGACTCTTCTCGGAAAGCCTGTCCACAAAAACAAGCGCGTCACCACCAAGTGCTGCAACCCGCTGTGCATCTCTCCGAAATGCCTGCGGGCGATGACCTACGGGGAGATCAACCGCAAGACCATCAAGGCAGGGCGCCGGATCGTAGATAGCGAGTCGATGCGCCGCGCCGTTATCAAGTCGGGACAGGCCAAGCTGCACGAACACGTTCAAGCCATCCGCCTTAGCGATGAGCCATCGCGGGTTCTGGCGCAGCGCTACGGGGTGAACCCGTCAACTATCCGAGACGTTCGTTTTGGCCGGACATGGGGGAGTGATTCATGGGTCCGCTGAGCCTTCCGACATGGATAGATCCCGAGGCATGGGCCGGCTTCGTCGAGATGCGCAGGAGCATGCGCAAGGTGCCATTCACTGACAGGGCGGCTCAGATGATCGTGGTGGAGCTTCAGCGCATCAAGGACGCAGGACACTGCCCTAACGCGGCGCTGGATCAGTCAACGCTCATGGGCTGGCGATCAGTGTGGCCTGCAAAGGAGAAGTACATCGAGCGCGCTCCGACAGCGGGAAAGAACGAGTGGCTTCAGGAGCACGACAAGCGAGAGTTCACCGCGCCACCTCCTGAGTTGAAGGAACTGGCTAAGAAACTGAGGCGCGTGGCATGAGCAGCGACGACATCAAACGCCCCAAGGACACCGCTTTCCGCTACGCAGGAGAAGGTCTTCCTATCTGGCCGCTTTGCTTCTTTTTCCACCAGCGCAAAGAGCGCAGCGGCGGGAAGATGCGTGGGCCTCTGCGCAACCTGTTTTCGTGTAAGGCATGCGAGGAGAAGCGCAAATGAGCGTAGGGCGCGGCATCAAGCACTCTGCGCAGGTTCCCATCGTGGCGTTCTTCGCTGCCAATCCTGACGAGGAGATGTCTGCACCAGATGTCACCATCAAGTTCGGGTTCAGCGACCGACGCACAGCTTATGAAGCGCTCAAGTGCCTGACACGAGACGGATACTTGAAGCCGACCATCAAGACGCATCCGCGACTATGGCGAGCCGGGCCAAAGTTGCTTGAACTCATCGGCAAGGAGGAATGATGGCTTACGAGACGCGAGACAACAGCGGGCGGCTCTTCAAGAACGAAGACAAGAAGAGCGACAAGCACCCGGACTATTCCGGCGATGCGCTCATTGACGGGCAGGCCTATTTCATGGACGCATGGCTGAAGACCGCCGAGAGCGGGCGGCGCTGGATGAGCTTCAGCTTCAAGCCGAAGCAGCAGAAGCAGCAATCGGCGCCGCAAAAGCAGCAAAGACGTTCACGCGACGAAGACGATTCGATCCCCTTATAGACGGGAGCCAACCATGCGCGACGAAATGCAAGAAGCCGGCCTAGGCGTTGACTACATCCCGACAGAGCCAGGGTCGCTGGAAGAGGACCTCCACAACGTGGAGGCAATGGGAAGCTGGATCGTCTACGCGGTGTGCTGCGGCATCTTTGCTTTCGTCTTCGGTACTGCGCTGGGGTGGTGGTGAGGCGCGCAGCCCGCGTAGACGCCAATCACGGGGAAATCGTGCAAGCACTCAGGGCGCACGGGGCCTACGTTCAAGACTCTTCCCGCATGGGTGGAGGGTTCCCGGATTTGGTGTGCGGATACGCCGGGAAAACCGTGCTGATCGAGGTGAAACGGCCCGGCGGCTCCATTGAGAAGAAGCTCACCGAGCATCAACGCGAGTGGATCAGCCGGTGGTGCGGTGGCAAGGTGTGGCTTGTATCGACGCCTGAGGAGGCGATACAGGCTCTGGAGGAATCTGTGTGAACGCCTCCGAAGTAGTCCACGCCATCCAGCACTACTGCCCAGAAGCAAAAGACAGCTCATGGGAAGAACACAGAGGCATGGGCTACTTCAAGACCACGTTACACGGTAGCCGCCGAGTTATCACCGTAGACCTGAGCGGCTGGAACTACATGCTAGGAGTAGCCATCCACGGAGACGAGAATAGCTTCGGTGAGGTGTTGGCGGAAATCATCCGTGGCTTGCAGTCGTGAATGCATCACCTGCTGCCATGGCCTTCTGCGTGACGCCAAAGACCCAAAGCGAGACAGGAGCCTTCGGAAAATGGCAAAGCAAGGCTATGTGAACTGCGGGCTAAGCAAGTGGCGGGCAACGTTCCATCCATTCGGATGGGTGTGCGACAGATACAGCCAGGCGGATGACGAGGTTGTCATGGCGCGGCTGGAGTGGAGGGCTAAGGCTTGAGCAGATACGTGGACTTCAACGCGGTGGACCCAAAGCACCAGACCATGGATGCACGACTCCGAAACTGGAGCATCTGGGCCAATGGGCGCGACGGACTCGGCTTTGCTCCCTGCGCCCCGATGTTCCGCATGTATCGGAGTACAGAGCAATGGGAAGACTCGGCAAACAAAGCGCCCGCAGTTGACCCACTAGATGCCCAGCGTGTGCAGAAAGGTGTTTCGGCTCTGCCAGAGAAGCACCGCATTGCAATCTCGTGGAACTACATGAGCAGATCGCACCCCAGGAAGGCAGCAAAGGCGCTGGGAGAGTCGCTGGAAGGGATGAAGCATCTGATTGATGCAGGACGGCAGATGTTGTGCAACAGGGGCGTTTAATGCCGAAACCGAAGGTTGAACAGGTCGACTTGGAAGCGGTGAAGCGCGTATTGGTCGGAGAAGAAAAAGTTGCACTTTGATCTTCCAATTCGGAATTGAATGTGTTAGTCTCCGCGCAACCCGATGCGCGAAGGCATAAGATCGAGGCCATCCACTCGGAGGGCTAGGTGCCAGTCAGCGGAACGCTGCTCCGGGATGGATGCAGCAGTTTCGGCCCGGCGTCGCTGACACCCTCCTTTCGTCTCCTCCCACGAAATCAGCGATCGCTGGGCCACCCCTCAGCCCGAACCCACAACACGTAGAGCGTTCGCCGATCTAGACGGCGGGGTAGACGTTGCGCTCTCGGGCAGTTATCCACAGACCACACCCGTAAGGGGAGTCGCCAATGGCCGCACGGCTCAACAAACTCCATCAGGAAGACATCCGCAAGAAGATTCAGGCCACTCAGCTCATAAATGTGCTGCAAAAACATGCACTTACGGGCGATGGTGACTTGTCGATGACGCGGATGAAAGCCATCGAGATTCTGTTGCGCAAGAGCGTTGCGGACCTGAGTGCCGTGACCGTCTCGGGGGATAGCGAGAACCCGCTCCAGACTGTGCATCGCATCGAGCTAACCGCTCTGAAGTGACCACAGTCCAAATCCAGCTTCCCCCGAAGCTGATCCCTGTCTTTGAAGGAAAGGCAGACGTAAGAGGCGCATACGGTGGGCGTGGGTCGGGTAAGACTCGCTCATTCGCAAAGATGGCTGCGGTACGTGGGTACATCCACGGCATGGCTGGAGACAGGGGAATCATCCTCTGCGCTCGCCAGTTCATGAACAGCCTGGACGACTCATCCCTTGAAGAGTGCAAACGCGCCATCGAGGAAGAGCCGTTCCTTGCCAGCTACTACGAGATAGGCGACCGCTACATCAAAAGCAAGGATGGGCGGATCGCGTTCAGCTTCTCGGGCCTTGATCGGAACATCATGTCCATCAAGTCCAAGGGGCGGATTCTCCTGCTGTGGGTAGACGAGGCCGAGCCCGTCACCGCTGACGCATGGGACATCGTAGAGCCTACGCTGCGTGAAGAGGGCGGCGACTGGAACGCGGAACTGTGGGTAACGTGGAACCCGCGCAACAAGCACGCAGCGGTTGAAAGCCGGTTCAGGCAGAGCACAGACCCGATGGTCAAGTGCGTGGAACTGAACTGGAAGGACAACCCAGCCTTCCCCGACAAGCTGGAGCGACAGAGACAGCGCGATTTCAAGGCCAGGCCCGATCAGTACGCCCACATCTGGGAAGGCGACTTCCAGAGCATCGTGGATGGCGCTTACTACGCCGCGAGCCTGAACAAAGCCAAGGCAGACGGCCGGATCGGCAGGGTGTCTCCAGACCCGCTCATGACCTATCGTCTGTTCTGCGACATTGGCGGTACGGGTGCAAAGGCTGATGCCTTCGCCATGTGGGTGTCTCAGTTCGTAGGCAGAGAAGTCCGCGTGCTGGACTACTACGAAGCCGTAGGACAGCCGCTAGACGCTCACTTGGCCTGGTGCCGTGAGCGTGGCTACACCAAGGACAGGGCACAGTTCTGGCTGCCCCATGACGGCGCCACTCAAGACAAGGTGTATGCCGTCAGCTACGAGTCAGCGCTCAAGCAGGCTGGCTACAAGGTCACAGTGGTCCCGAACCAAGGCAAAGGCGCAGCAAAGGCCCGCATCGAGGCAGGGCGGCGCCTGTTCCCGTCCATGTGGTTCAACGAAGACACCACCAGTGCTGGCCGGGATGCTCTTGGCTGGTATCACGAAAAGAAAGACCCGGAGCGAAACGTCGGCCTCGGCCCTGAGCACGACTGGGCCAGCCACGGAGCGGACGCATTTGGCCTGATGGCGGTTGCCTACGAAGAGCCGAACAGCAAGAAGTTCGCCCCGATCAAGTATCCAGACATGGGGATCGTATGAGCGCAATCACGCGAGCGATTCAGCACGCTCAGATGGTCAAGGACATCGAAGACCTGAAGCGCCTGCTTGAAATGAGCAGCAGCTCACTGCTTCGCCAAGCCGCACTGATTGACAAGCTGACAGACCGAGTGATTGCACTAGAGCAGAAACGCGGACCCGGAAGACCCAAGAATGAAGACCGAAAGCCTGTTGGCAGCGATTGAGCGTCACGAGACGCTGGCCGATAGCTACGGCAATCTGTCCGAGGAACGCACCAAGGCGCTGGACTACTACCTCGGCAACCCGATGGGCAACGAGGTGCAGGGCCGCTCTCAGGTCATCTCTCGTGACGTGTGGGACACGGTCGAGTGGATCAAGCCGCAGCTTTCGGACATCTTCTGCGGCGGCGATCAGGTGGTGATGTTCAATCCCACCGGCCCGGAGGATGTAGCCGCCGCTGAGCAAGAGACCGAGTTCGTCAATTGGGTCATCACTGAGAAGAACGACTGGTTCACCGTCTGGTATAGCTGGGCGCACGATGCCCTGCTCCAGAAGACCGGCTACGTCATCGCTTACTGGGATGAGCGCGAGGACCGGACCAAGGAGAAGTACGAAGGGCTGACCGAGGATGAGGTGGCTCTGCTCTCTCAAGACCCGTCCGTCCAGATCGTCAAGCTGGAGCAGGAAGAAGAAGGCTTCGAGGTTGAGCTAGAGCGCGTCAAAGAGTACGGATGCGTCAAGATCGAGAACGTGCCGCCTGAGCGCGTGCTCGTGTCTCACAACGCTCGTGGTCTTAACCTGCAAGACCCGCGCCTCGACTTCCTCGAATACTGGGAATACAAGACCATCTCCGATCTTCGGGATGAAGGATTCGAGGTTGACGACGACCTTCAAGACGACGCCGACAGCACGCAGCAATGGGAGGAATCGCTCCGTGACGACTTCAACCCGTTCCGAAACAACGAGGGCGAAGAGTCTTCCCCCGCTGCCCGCAGGCTTCGGGTTCGGAATGTCTGGATTCGCTATGACTCCAATGATGACGGTCGTACCGAGTTGCGTCGTGTGGTCGTCGTTGGGAAGACCATCCTTGAAGACGAAGAGTGTGATCTGGTCACCCTCGTTGCCAAGTGTCCCACCCCTCTGCCTCACCAGCACGTTGGACTGAGCGTCGCTGACGCGGTTACAGACCTCCAAGACATCAAGACCGCGCTCCTTCGTGGAACGCTGGACAACCAGTACCTGAGCAACAACGGCCGGTTCGCCATCGACGTGAATCAGGTGAACCTTGACGACATGCTCGTGAGTCGTCCGGGTGGCGTGGTGCGTGTGGATGGCCCGGTGCAGAACGCTATCGCACCGCTGATCCAAGGCAATCCGGCCATGGACTCCGTGCCCCTGATGGAGTACGTGGACCGGATCAGCCAGAAGCGCACGGGTGTGAACGAGCAGGCCCAAGGTCTCGACCCGAACACGCTCAACAAGACCGCCACCGGGGCTCAGATGCTTATGAGCGCGGCACAGCAGCGCATCAAGTTCATCGCCCGCATCTTCGCTGAGACTGGCGTCAAGGCGCTGTTCCAAGTCGTACACGCCCTGACCCTCAAGCACGCCCGCAAGGCCGAGGTTGTCCGCCTCCGCAACCAATGGGTTGTAGTCGATCCCCGCCAGTGGGTGAAGCGTGCGGACATGAGCATTGCTGTTGGCCTGGGTGCTGGGGACAAGCCGCAACAGATCGCCTTCCTGACGCAAGTTCTCCAGATTCAGCAGCTTGCGATGCAGGTTGGGTTGGCGAACCCGAGCAAGATTTACAACGCACTCAAGCGCCTGACCCAAGCGGCTGGCTACAAAGACCCCAACGAGTTCTGGGCTGATCCACAGGTTGAGCCGATGCCTGATCCTGGCCCGCCGCCTGAGGTGCTGAAGGAACAGGCCAAGGCTCAGGCTCAGATGATGATCGAGCAGGGCAAGGCCCAAGTGCAGCTTGAGTTGGCTCGTCAGCAGGCTCAGATCGAGATGCAGAAGCTTCAGGCTCAACTGCAACTCCAAGAGTCCAACGACATGCGCGACGCCGAGCGTGAGCGCCTCAAGGCTCAGTTCGACGCACAACTTGAGCAGCAGCGCCTCGCATTGGAAGAGTGGAAGGCCCAACTTCAGGCCGATCTTGGCAAGTACACCAACGATCAGGACAACAACACCAAGTTGACCATCGCTGGCCTGAACGCTCAGACGCAGAGCCAGAGCGAGCAACTGAAGATCGGCCATGACGCTGCCCAGAAGCAGGCAGACCGTCAGAGCCAGGCAGAACTCCAAGACATGGCCAAGAAGCCCGACAAGCAGACCGGCACGCAGATCCAGAGCATGCAGAAGGCGCTGGATCAGGTAGCTGGAGCATTGAAGCAACTCACCGACATGCAAAAGCAAGTCGCAGAAGGACAAAAGAGCATCGAGCAGGCGGTCAAGGCCAAGCGCGTGCTTGTCCGTGGCCCCGATGGCCGTCCGTCGCACTCTGAAATCGCGCAGTAATGGCCGTTTCTCACGTCAAGTCCAACCCCGTCGCCAACATGACGGGCACCGTTACGGTGTTCAACTCCGCTGGAGTGACCACCACTGCGGCTGCGACGGACTTGGTGCGCCCGCTTGACTGGAACTCGGCTCACAACCAGTTCATGACCATCGGCGGGAACACCGTTGGTGCGTCCACGCTGTCCGGGACGAACATCGTCTTCGAGGGTGCTGGCGCTGTCACTCTGAGCGGGAATGCCGATACGCTGGTGTTCTCTGCCCCCGTTCAGACGGCCTTTGTCCTGTCCAACTCCAACGGGCTGACGTTCGGCACCAACGTCTCCACGGTCACTGCCTCCCACAACGGCCTGACCTCGCAGAGCAATCAAGCGTATTCGGCCGGCAACGGCTCTGCTGCGTTCCAGACGCTTACCTTCGCGAACTCCAACGGGGTTAGCTTCTCGACCGGCACTCAAGGCCTGTTCGGCACGGTCAAGACGGACTACGCTTCGTCCAACCATAGCCACGGCAACCCGACGCTTGCGCTCACGAATCTGAGCGGGACGACTGCAAGCAACTCGGCTGGGCTGACGCTGAGCCTGAGCGCTGCTGCGGCTGGTGGAGCGGCTACGGCGACTCTGTACGCTACGGGCAACACGACCCAAAGCAGCACGGGCACCATGGCGCTCAGCTCCATGATCGTCCGTGGGGCTGGCGGTATCTCTGCGGGCATCTCCAATGGCTCCATCGTCGTTTCAGGCCCTGATCTCACGAGTCTTGCCGCCACTGGAGCCCTGTCCGCAAGCTCCAACGGATCGACCATCAGCCTGGGTGTTGGCACCGTTACGGTTAGCGCCGTCTCCAACACCACCCAGAACAGCAGCGGAACCGTCAACCTTAACGCTCTCCAGATCCAAGGTGCTGGCGTTGCATCGGTCGGCCTATCGAACGGATCGGTAGTCATCTCCGTCCCGTCCGGCGGTGGCGCCGGGGATGGTGGGAACGTCATCGCGGCTGGTACTCAGACCGGCACGAGTCTTGGCACGATAAAGTTTGAGAACAGCAACGGCATCACCTTCGGGATGTCTGGCTCGACTCAGGTCACGGCTTCCCACAACGGCCTGACCACGGCTCGCGCATCGAATGACGCGATTGGCCTGAACACCGCTCAGACGAACGTCACGTGGACGGTCAACAGCTCTGGCCTGAGCCTGAACGCTGCCGGATACGCGGGCACGGGAACCACGTTCAACGGCACGAACGCCTCGGCGTCGATGACGCTGAACTCCAACGGCCTTCGTCTTGACCTGAGCGCGGCGAACGGCGGGGGTGGTGTCAATACCGGCACGTTCTACGCCACTGGCAACACGACTCAGAGCAGCAGCGGCACGATTGCACTTAGCTCCATCATCGTGCAGGGCACTGGCGGCGTGTCTGCCGGTGTGTCGAACGGCTCGATTGTCGTCTCTGGCCCGGCGTTTACCAGCCTCTCGGCAACCGGGGCGCTGTCGGTTTCGTCCAACGGCTCCACTATCAGTCTCGGTGTCGGGACTGTCACGGTCAGCGCCACGGGCAACACCACTCAGGCCAGCAGCGGGACGGTCAACCTTAACGGGTTGATCCTCCAAGGCACTGGTGGGGCATCGGTTGGCATCTCGAACGGCTCCATTGTCATCTCTGGGGCTACTGGTGGCGCTGGTGGCGGCGCGGCTATCTCTGCCGGCGCGAACAGCCAATCCACGGGAACGGTCAACTTCGCCAATAGCAACGGCATCACGTTTGGCCTGTCCAACAACGGGACAATGACTGCGAGCTACAACAGCACGCAGTTTGCTGGAACAGGGACGACCTTCGCAGGGGCGAACATCAGCGCCTCCATGACGCTGAACAGCAACGGGCTGAACCTGTCCGCGTCCGTTGCCGCTCCCGGGGCTGCGGCTGAGAACAACAACATCAACCTGCTAGGAGCCAATACCGCTGGCAACACGACAGCCAGTGGCTCGACCATCGGCCTCTCGGGCCTGAACCTGACGCTTTCGGGCACGAACGCCTCTCAAGTGGTCATCAGCGCCCCGGCAACGTCTAGCCTCGTGGGTGTTGGCGGTATCAGTATCTCGACCAACGGAAGCACGATCAGTATTTCTCAGGTGCCGAGTAGCCGGTACGTCAACGAGAACGCCGTGACGACGACTGGCCTAGCTGCGGATCGGTCAAGCGTCAGCATCGTTCCCTTCATGATTCAGCACCAACTGGACATGAGCAACATGCGTTGCCTCATCTCGATGTCGGGGCAGACGACGACCAACAACAGCACGAACGGCGCTGCGATCAGTATCAGCGGGGTTCTGTACTCGCTGAACGGCTCTTCGTTGTCATCCATCCTGTCCGGTTCGAACACCTACACAGGCACTTGGTCTTCCAACGCCACGGCTAGTGTCTTCGGCGCGCGTGCGTTGACAATGAACTTCAACAACACCACGCGCCTTGCCCCGGGCGAATACTGGTGGGCTGTTCATGTGTCCTCTGCAACCACGGCGGCAAACACGTCCGGCACGAGCAACCTGACTCATGCCTTTACGATGGGAATCGGAGCTGCGAACCTGACGCAGATGCTCGGGGCCGACCCGTGGGGACAAGCTACGGCAGCGACTCGTGGAGTGAGCGTCGGCCTTGGAATTCTGAGCACCGGGGCAACGCGGGCTAGCATCGCGATTAGCGAGATCCAGCAGACCGGCTCGCGGGCACAAGCGGCGAAGCTCTGGCTCGACATGCGCAATTACTCCGTCTGGTAATGGCGTACTACCTTCCGTGGCTTAGTAACGCGTCTGGCGGCTCTGGTAGCGCCTACGATTCAGCGGCCCAAGATGCGTATTTCGACGGGCTCTATTCAACTGCGCTCTCTGGTCTGACCTACTCCTCAACCAAGTACGTCAGCACTACAGGGAGCAATGCGAACAACGGCAACAGCCTTGGCGCGGCTTATGCCTCGGTGGACTATGCCGTATCTCAGGTGTCTGCAAATGCGCTCATCCTTGTGGCTGATGGGACTTACACCATCGGCACGAGCGGGTGGTTGAACGACACGACCGGGAACGCGCCCCCGAGTGGGACGGGGGCCAACTTCACGGTGATCCGGGCGATCAATCCGGGTTCCGTGACGCTGAGCCAGTCGAGCCAAAGCTACTACGGGAGCATCCTGCGATTGACTGCTGGCTCTCGTATCTGGGTGGATGGGTTCGACTTCATCCACGATACCCAGCACGACGACGAGGCGATCTTCAACTTCGGCGCGGATACGTCCCGCATTACCCGCTGCATGTTCAGGCGCCGCCAGTCTGGCACTTACGGCGCCACGTTTTACCTGGGCACTGGCTGTCTGATGCAGGACTGCGCCCTGTACGGAGCCGGCCGCTACATGTGCAACACCGGGTCAAACTCGGCAGACGCAACGGCTGGGACAAACGTGTTTCGCCGCGTGGTTGCAAGGCTTGATTGGGCGTTCTGCGATCAGCCTGTCGCCACGTTTGCGCACTATGGATCTGATAACGGCTCTTGGGTGGATTCAAAGCAAACTCTGTGGGCCAACTGCGTGGACATCGATGGGCCCGCTGTGGAGAATCAGGCGAGCTTTGGCTTCAAGTGGGGCAGCTTCTACCACCCGAAACACCAGCGTGACATTCGCCACAAAGGATGCATTGTCCTGAATGCCGGCTGCGATCTATCGAGCTTCAGAACCGACAACATCGGAAGCCCGACGCATAGCGCGGAGAACTGCTCTATCTGGGACAACGACAACAACACGCAAGCGGGGCAGACGCCGAACGGGTACTCGGTGTCAGCTGGATCTATGACGGTCACCAACTGCTTTGGCGGGTGGATACTTGGTTCTGACACAAGCGGGACGACGAACAGCAACAACCGCTTCACCGACTCGCCTACCTCCCCACAAAACATCGTGCAGCGCGCTGGTTCCGCTGGGGCGGAGATTCTTTACTGCCATGGGGCGTTTCTGAGCCACTGGGGTGAGACTAACTTTGACACGGTGACGACTGACCCGCTGTGGCCCTGGCCTTACGAGGCGCGCATCAAGGCATGGATGGATACGCAGATTACAAAGCCAACAGGGCATTTCCCGGCAAGTCCTACCAGCTCTCGCCAGTCCTTCACCGGCACGTCAATCAATGGCGACGAAATGACCCTTTCCCGTCGGGTTTGGGAGGCTGCTGGGGCGGCCATTCCCGATCTGACCACGGTGTATTGATATGAGCCGTCTGGCGTTTAACACGGTAAACGGCTGATGGCCACAGCAACACTTCTTGGGCACGCCGTCAATTCCGGGACAGTGACGGTGGGGCCGGTCACGTCAACGGCCGGGAGCACCATTGTGCTTGTGGCAAACCATGATGCCGGGGCGGGGGCTGTTTTTTCGCACAACAAGGCCGGAAGCATCACAACCATCGGAGCCGGGTTTGATAACTTCGGCACCAGCGTTGGCTCAAGAATCGCACGGCTCGAAAACAACCCGGGG